AATTGTTGTACTTCTTTTTTCTTTCATATTACTTCGTTTAATAAATTATAATAAATTCTTGCTTCTTCAACTTTTTCTTGTATTGCCCAAATGATTGTTTCATCACGCTCAACTTTAAATACTTTCACTTTGCGATTGTCGGGTATTTGGTCAAAGTTATGCTTCTTTTGTACAAAGTCACGGATTTCTAAATCTTCGTCAATCACTTTGTGTTTCCAATGTTCCCGTCTTACTTCGTCTTCTACAATTTCTATTGGTGTGTTAATTAAACAATAACAAAGTAGTGCTTCAGTCTTGCCCGTAAGCCAAAGGTATCCTTGCAGTTGGAAAAAATATGCGGGGGTTGGTATTTCAGTTTCAAAAAACGGAAACGTTGATGCTTCGTAACTGCATTTTATGTCTAATAAAATTTCATTCGTGTTTACGTCGGGTGTTCCTGTTATCCAATCGTTGTTAAAATGTTCTTCGTTCTTGAATATAAATCCTAATCCTAAAACATCGTTTACTAAACTTATTGCTTCGTCTTCGCATTGTAAACCTTTGTCGGTGTAACGTGAACTAAATTCTTTTTTAATGCCAAATTTTTCTTCTAAAACAAGTTCTTGGATGTAACTCTTTGCTGTTTTGCTTAATATCTCGGTCTTGGTGCGTGGAGCGGTCATCAACCGCCCCAATGCTGAACAACGTATTTTCATACTTCTAACGTTTTTAATTGTGCAGGTGTTAAACTAAACTTTGTTGTTAGTTCTTCAACTGTATATTCTCCTTTGCTAATTGCGTCAATAGCTTTTTGAAACCTTGCGTTGTCTATTGTAGCTTTTTTAGGTTCGTGTTTTACTTGTTCTCCAGAAGCGTCGGTGTCTTTGTCCGTAACTAAACCAAGCATCGAACTTAATGCGTAACGTCTTAAGTAAGTTATTGCACTTCCTAAAACTTGGAACTCGTTCATTCCTTTTAAAATTACTCCTTGTGGTATGTCAATTTTACTTTCAATACTTTCAGCACTTTCAACGTGAAATAAACAGGTTGCTATTTGTGTGCCGTTAATTAGTTGAGTGAACCCTAATCCGTGTTTTTTTAGTAGCGGGTTAATTACTTCAAAGATTTTCGGTAAATCTGCGTAAGTGTAACCGTAACCTTGTGTTGCTTTGTGAATAACAGGGACTTCTTGTTGGAACGCTGCTAAACTTTTAAATAAATGTTTCATAGTTAAATAATTTAAGTTAATAATATATGCAAATATAAATAAAGTTATTTAATAAACAACTATTTTTTTAATTTATTTTTATAAATTTCTATTAATTTTTTTAATTCGTCTTTTGTCCATTTCTTTGTTTCGTGTGCTTTCGCCTGAAGCTCCATTAATCTTTGCGCTCCTATTCGTTTTTCTATGCCTATTTGATAGTTAAGTAGGTTACCGCTTAAATAAGTATTACAAGCTTCGCATTGCAAGTGTACGTTGTCTTCGTTAAACCTTACGTTACTGTGTCCACCTTGCGAATAATAGTGTCCTGCGTTTTCTTTTTTACAAGGTTTGTTGCACGAAATACAATTTAGTCCAGCGTCACGAACACGAATAAATTTATTAAACACCTGTTGAGCAATTTTTAAATAATCGTTTGCGGTTTTTAAGTTCTCAACTAACTTCTTTTTCTTCTTGTTCCATTCCTTTAACTTTTGTGTTTCAACCATTGCTTTTATACATTCGTTTTTTAAACAAAACTTTTGTAAGGTGCTGAACGGTGTGTATTCTTCTTTGCAGTTAAAACATTTTTTAGTTCGTGTTTTCAAAGTTCCAAGTTGTTAAATTCAATTTGTCTTTTAAGGTTTTGTATTTCTTGTTTTTGTTCCAAATTTAACCGCTCTAAATTAAAGTTTGTTTGCCTTGCAACTCTAAACTCCTTTTCCAAGACTTCATAAACAACCATTGCTCGTCTTATGTCTTTTAAAGAACTTTGCATTGAAGTTATTAAATCGGTTCTTTTTGGGTGGTTCGTTTTTATCTCGTACAAACTAATTTCTAATTTTAAACAAGTGTGGTTTAAGTTTATTCTACTGCTCAATAAGTCAAGTTCCATTTTTTTAGTTTTTATATTATTTGTTTACAAGCAAAAGTTTTTTCATATACATTTGGCGCTGGATTTGATTGTTCAAAGTAACACAATTTTTCTTTATCAAACCAAATTTCAATCATTCCAATATTTCCGTTTGAACGTGGTTTAATTTTATTAAAGTGTAATTCAGCTAAATTAAAAGTTGGGTCTTGCCTGTGTACTGTTATCATACATTTACCGCTATTGAACCATTCGCTGCCACCTTTTAAATCGTAAGGAACAGGAGCGTTTCTTTTTCCGTTTTCTTTTTCAGTTAGTTTAGGATGTATAATTGTATGCAAATGTAAATCGTTGTCTTCTGCTATTTGGTTTCTATACGGCAAAACATATTCTAAATATTGTGCATAGCCACCGTAATCGTTATATGGGTGGTTTAAGTCCTTCCAACTATCAATTGAAGCTGTGTGAAGTTCATCGTGTTTTTTTAGTTCAACAGCCATATCCCAAAATTGTATTGGTGTAAGTTTTGCCTTAACATCTTTTTTAGTTAATACCTTAAAATGTTCTAATACCCAATCAATAGCTTGTGTTATTTCTTTGTCTTCAATCGTGTTCCGGTCTAAAGGATTAAAACTCTTGCCTGTTTTCTTATGTATTAAATCAGCAATTATTTCTACATTAGAACCAACATCCGGAAAGTAAACTAAATGCTTCCAACCATAAAATTTAGAAGTGTTCATTAAACATTCCATTAATACTTGCGTTTTACCGCTCATAGGAAAACCTGTCCAATCCGTACAATTTCCTAAACTCATAGAATAATGTTCGTGTAAACTTTTAAATCCTAAATATTTGCCTTTATTATTGTAATTGTCTCTATATTTAAATAGTTGAGTAATTACGTCTCCAGCTTCGGTTATTTTATATCCATTTAACTCCACGGTGCTTTCCATTTTTTAGGTTCGTTAACTTCTTGTATTGTTTGTATGTTGTCCCAAAACAACCCTTGCCAACCTTGTTCGATTGATTTGTTAATTACAAACTTACATTGTTCATTTGTATATTTTTCCATTTTAACTAAAATAGATTTTATGCTTTGTTGTGTTAAAGTCTTTTTTGCGGACTTCCTGTATTCAATCCAACTATCTAAAATCACTTCTTTTTCATTCTTTTCTTTCTTTTCATTCTTGTTTGTTGTTGATTGTTTGTTAGTCGTTTGTTGATTGTTTGTTATTCGTTTGTTAGTGTCTTCATTTTCATCTTGGTAACATTCATATTTACAAATAGTTACGATAGTAAATTGGCTTGTTGATTTTACTACAATTTCATTCGTTTTTTCTAACTTTTTTAAAATGGTTCTAATTTGCTGAATAGTAATTCCTGTAGCACTGGAAATATTACCTAAAGACGAAATAAATTGCCCACGTTTTACATCGTTACCTTGCCATTTATTGTCCTTGTGGTTTGCCTTTAACAACATATACAAAAACAAGTGTACAGCTTCAGACTTATTAAACCATTCCCAATCTAAAAACTTTCTGTGTATTTTAATCCAACCGCTCATTATATTTTTCTTTTAATATTATTTTTATTCATATAATCAATTACTGTTAAATGAGCTTCTAAATCTGTATTAAAAAATCCTAAACAAACATTTTTTTTGTTATGCCAAATATTTGACCGCCATTTACCATTTGCTTTTTGTTTTGAAGTTCCAAATAAATTAGAATGATTAAATCTTTTTATTGAATTTTGATGATTAGTTACTAATCTTAAATTTTCTAATCTATTATCTAACCTATTATCATTTATATGGTCAATTACATAACCTTTTGTTGAATCCGGAAAATGATTTAAAAAAGATATTGCAACTAATTGTTGAGCTGTATAAACATTATATTTGTTTTTTTCTTTCCAATTTAAACTATATTGCCAATATCCTTGTTTACTTAAACTACCTTTCAATAATTTTTCAACTCCATTTTTTAAAATAGATTTTAATCTTCCTGTATTTGATATTAAATACCTTCCTTCATAACCTACAACATCCTTCCAAATTTCTTCCATAACTTTAATTTTTTTAAAATAAAATGCCCCTGTTCAATCCGTTGGGTCTAACTTCAACTTCATAAACAAGGGCAATAATTCCTTTTTGTACTTATAATGTTAGACCGTACAATTGCAAATATAATAATTAATTTAACATAAACACGAATTAATAAAATTTATTCTTTATTCTTAATTGAATTTTACGTAAGTCTTTTAAGTTCTTTGCTTCTTTTATTTCTTTTCGCAAGTCAAGTTCTGGACGTTCTAAACTCAAAAGAAGTTTGTAGTATTCTATGTCGTGTAAAAATAATTTGTCGTTTGTGTCAACTAAATTTTTGTAAGTATTTAAACCGTGTAGAATAGTTGCGTGGTTCATATTAAATAAACTTCCTATTCCTTTAAGTGTGTGTCCGTCTTCTCGCAGCTTTCTAAACAAATAAATTCTCCTGTGTACTATTTCACGTTTTCGGTTTTTCTTTGCAAGTCCGTCTTGTTCGATTATTTCTTTTATTAGTTCTATCATTGTTTCGTGTTTTTATAAGTTTTGTTGTAATAGTCTTCGCCACTAAACCAATATTCGTAATTTCCTTCGTCTTTACTTTTCTTTAATTTGTTTCCGTGTGCTTCAACTATTTGTTGTTTTTCCATTTCTTTGGCTTGTGTTAATAATAAATCAAGTTGATTTCTAAATTCAAGTACATCAATATTTTCTTGTTCTCTTTGTGTCATTAACTCAATTACTTTCAAGTTATACCATTCTACTGCTGTTTGTTTCATTGTTCTTGTTGTTTAAAAATAAAGTGTCAGCACTTTTGTATTAAGCTACTTACGACTATGCAATCGGGGAGGTGTTGGTTATCTACTCCATCCACTGACACTATAATTTATTGTTATTGTTGTTTAAATGTTTCGTTGTAGTATTGTTCACCTGTCTTAAAATCATCGCATTGTGTGCATATTTTTGATGAAACAAAATCATAACAATCTATTATTTGCTCTTTCTCCATTTCTTTGGCTTTTTCAAATTCATTAAATAACATTATCATTATATCTCTGCCTAATGATATACTTAAATTTACTTGTAATTGTTCTACTGCGGTGTGTTTCATTGTTCTGCGTTTTTAAAAGTTTTATTGTAAAATTCTATATTTGTAACGTATGGATTATTAAGTTCCGCTTTTGCTCCCTTTATATAAAAATAACATAATTGCTTTTTCTCCATTTTTAAATACTTATGAAAATGGTTAATAAATTGCTTGCCTTCGGTTGTGTAAACATTAAATAAATTTGGGTGCAATTTTTCTAAATCGCTAAATACTTCCTGTAGTGCTGTTTTCATTTTTCTATTTGTTTAATTTCAATTATAATATCATCGTTCTTTTGTATTAAGTTTTTAACGTGCTGGAAGTCGTATGCTTCAACTATTCGTGTTTCTAACTTAACAGGAGCGCCAACGTACGCCCAAGTTTTAAATGTTGCTTTAAATCGTTTCATTTCTTTATATTTTATTTGTTCGTTTTTTTTAATTCTGCAAATTTCAAGGTATAACCCTAAATCAAATGAACCCCGCCATTGTCGTTGCCACCAATCTAATTGGTCGTAAATTGTCCCTGCTTTCATAAATAAATTTTATTATAAGTTAATTTTCCGTTGTTTTTTCTCCAAGGATATTCAATAGCTATAACTTTTTTTTCTTTTATGCT